TGGTAACGTAAGACTAATAGCCCTACTATTTAAAAACATGAAGCATACAGCAGGGCTGCAACTAATTTATATACCGTCTTCTCGGTCTTTAAAAATGTTAATAAAAAGAGGATTATTCGAATCTAGAATAACCACGTTATCAATGGCACAACGACACCATCGTGTCTAAACCAGCCATTCCTCACATTAAAGAGGACATATTTTAAAATTTTTATTTGTTTTTATAGTTTACAATTTGGTACATACGCCAAATAAGCGTCCTACATTATGGAATGCATAACCCACCTAGGTTTAAACTCTCAGGTGTGAGAGTAGTATGGAGAACCGCAAAAGCGCATGAGCGTAAAATCCTCGCCTGTCGCTATATCAGTATTCCAGTTTACTTGTGTGGTGGCGCTCTGGAAGAAAAACGCTACCTGATGCAGTCGCACCCAACTCGTTTCCATATCGTCATCGGTCGAATTCTGTCCTCCATCAAGTGTCTTGCTGAAAGCAAATACGAACAAGTTATTTGTGTAAAAAGGAGTTTCATACTCAATACCCATATTGCTCCCTGGAGCAAATGTAACACTTCCTTTTAAATACGTTGGCACGTTCGCATTTGTATTGTCGACTGAATTGTCAGCAGTATAAGTAGTTGGTCCATAATTTGACACAATTACCATTTTATACGAGTCACTACCCAGGTTGTTTTGGAAACGAATTCTTCTTCTGAGACCTCCACGCAATCCAAGATAGCCATACTTAAGGTAATCAAGAAGATTGATAACAGGGGTATTGGTAGGTGCGGTTGAATAGGTTGCAGCCAATGGGAACATTATTCATATTTATACTCATTGCATGAAACGTACCTGCCGTACTAGTAAATTGTCCTGTTGCAACGGGAGCAAACCGTTTCATCAATAATCTAAATGAGATTGGCTTTTCCCCAAAGTGTTCCTCAGAAATTCGCGCAATTGATGCACTACTCTTATTTAACACAATTGAGGTGTCCCCAACACTGTTAACTTCCAAAGATTCAGTTACAATCTTCCTCTCAATTGGGAAATTGTCCTCGTTCAGAAAGTTAAATTCCATTTGTTTAGAGGACACCCACACATTCACACCAATTGTTTTCTCCAGTGGCGAGGTGAGTCGCGTCAGTGGAATCACAGTGATATAACCATTGTGCACATCAGGATTCAATGGTGTTAATGAAGGCAAATTCTCATACGTACTCCCCACTCCTGTTTTAAGCCAAGCACGAGGTGCTGCCCATTGCACTGTGATCGAAGCGCTTTGTGTTTCTTGTATATCGACAAGGGCTACATACTGCTTATTTAGAACCAAATTTGCGTTTATCAATACATTTTGGTAAATGTTTGGTTCATAAATTATAGCAACCTTCCCTCGATGAAACGCAGAGCAAACAAAATCAAAGCGGAAGGTGATTTCACCACGCCAATAAGAGAACGCCTGTGCACAAAATGCAAGTGTTGTCGGTTGAACAAAAGTGCGCAACGGAGCTCCATGTGTTACCGTCGAGACCAACCAGGGTTCAACTAGGCAACTCCATATAGGCGTCATAGCCACGTCAGAATCAGCCCAAGTGAACGTTTTGTAATATGACTCAATAGCACACAATGTGGCGATGTCCAACTCATCTCTCGTTGTGCCACAAATACGCGGATCAACCGTCAATTCCTGCTTAGGGTCGACACTAATTTTGAATGTAGTGTCATAGCCAATACAGTTTGCACCGTTTGTGAAGGGCATATTCTTCACGAACATAGGTTTCGGGTCTGCGGGAGGCTTACTCCATCCATAAAGACTAGCCATTTTTGCGGCACCTGACATCATCATTTTAGTGGCATATGCAAAGGGTGCGATTTCAGGAACACGAGTGAGAGCTCCACTAATTTCAGCCAACTTTGTAGTCACCTTTTCTATTGGACCAGTTTTATATTCATCTGCCTCAGTCGTTATAGCAAGTACCGAAGCGGTTGGCGCACCCAACTCGACATTCTCCATCCATCCATAAACGGAGATGCTTAAATTCGCTGATGAATCAGTAACGGCATCTGGCGTATTCAACATCATCAAATATAACGCTCCTGCATTGTATAAGTCCGTAAAGGACGTAACTGCACTGATAGCGGTGGATTGATTGTTAAACAATCTATGCATCGGCTTAGTTGAAATAAAAGGGCAATCGACAATTAAAGGCTGATTATCTTTCATGTCCAATGTGCACGCTCCTGGAGCTTGAGAGAGATATGCCATAAAATTATTTCTTAAATCATTAGTAAATACAAGACTTGCCAGATAACTCGTAATAGTTTCATTAAATCGATCATAAGGCTGATAAGATATTAACAACTTCCCAAAGTGGAAGGGGGTTCCCGTAATCACAATCTTTATCTTCATATCACCTCTAATATACGCATAGTTCCTCAATTTTGCCCTCACGGCAGCATTGAGAGTATACAAGTCCCATACTCGCAAAAAAGTATCAAGATTATTACCCAACAAGATCGGCGACTTAAACAATAAGATCGGATGAGAAAAAAATTTGTCTAAATCCAAAAGATTTCTCTGACCCTGCTGAGTATTTGTTGTTGATCCTGACGACTTTTCCACGCCTTGGTTTCCCGATATATCAGTCACATTTTCTATCACATCTATAGCAATTGAATCGGCCGGGCCTTCCTCCATGGCTGAAAAAAGCGCCGACTCAGTATACAACACATTGTTTGTGGTAGAGTCAATCAATCTATCAATTATCTCCAGCGTCAATTCACGATCAGCCTGCATGCTTAAATGCTTCACGCGGGCTTCTACATCACTACGCATGCTTGTATTCAAGGTTGGCACCACGCTGTTTCGCAACTGATGTATATTTAACCTATCAACAGACACGTTCCCAGTCACTCCCGATTCTTCATCCTCTTTAAGCTCAGAGGCAACTTTCATTCTTAACTCATTTAAAGACATCTTTGTAAGCCAAGTTTCAACATCTTTGGGGCAGCTTAGTCCCAAGATGGTATGGTGAGGGTTAGTTTTCCTTTTGTTCAGGGCATCAGTGATAACCACACTTCGCATCGCGCTTCCCTCTGCCTTTAGCTTCACCCGCTCCCCAAGCTCAGCAACTTTGGCATGTGACAGTTTATAGTCGTGACGGACGTAAGGGAGCAGTTTACCTAAAATTGCAAATCGGCAATCAACTGCTCCCTTGACTTGGGGAAAGACCACAATCCGGCTTTCCCATAAAACTTCGATGAAAAAATGTCCTCCAAGCTTTTACACACCCGCATGAATTCTTCTTCCTCCAGATGTAGAAAGAGCTCCAACTGGGCTGAAATAAAGGAACTTTCCACTTGTTGCTCAAACGTAACGACCTTGCTTTTTATAAACATGGTCAAGCACTTCAGAATGGAATTAGGGTCAATGCAGGCCACCCAACGACTAAATTCTTCTTTGTAAACAAAATTCCTTTTTAAAAAAGAGAGTTCACTCATTTCCATACTCTCTTGGACCTCGCCTGTTTTTGAAGCACTAGTATATTCCATTCCAAGATGTTTTGATGCTAGTTCCGCAAAAATTTTGTTATTAAAAAGATGTCGAATTTCCTCCTTTACATTTAAAATACCGTCGTCACCATAATTGGGCTTATACACGAAGTCAAAAAAATCAGTATGCCACAACTTAGGATTCAGGTAATATAAATACATCGTTATGATTGTTTCCTTTAAACAGTTCAATTCTGCAGTGCCCAAGTCACCCGAAGTGGTTAACCCTGGTGCTACGAACAAGTCTCCCACCATGTATATAAGCGGGAACATGCGCTCTGACAAAACTGAGCGTACACATTGTAATGCAGCTTCATTGTATCCTTTACATCGGAGTACCCGTTCGACTACACTTATCGCAGCCCAGGTCACCTCTTGGGGGATTTTGACGTCGAACTTCTTCCAATCCCCATCGGCATGAATTGAGCAAAATGCCTGCATGCGCTTAACTAGTTCGTCCGCGCCTGTAACGATGTTGATTCCCACGCAACATCCGATATCTTTCCCAAATTGCACCAAATGTGAAAAGAAGGGACCAAGCAACATGCGTGAAATCAAGATGTACTCAGTTGGCGATACGTAAAACACTCTCGTGTCACCCTTGTCGACTTTATGTTTCTCGCGAGGCTCATCCTTAAGTGCCGCCTTAATTACAAAGCGAACCATATTTCCTTCAGCCATTATTGCAAAAGCTTTTACTAAAGTCTCCTTAAGTTCTAAATTGGGTTCTCTTATTAGAATCCCGGGACTTTCTTCCACTATCCCTAGCAAGTCGCTTTTGACGCCGCGCCATCCATAACCATTAGAGGTTGCCACATTCATCCGTCTAAAATACTCATCCTCCAACACCCCATTAATCGCGGTTTCCATATCATATGGTTGTAGCTTCTCAACTTTAAAAGCGTCACATAGTCGTTTCGTCAACTCATCAATGATGCGTTCTAAGATGTTACGATTGAGAGGAACGTTTTTTTCGGCCATCTTATTTAAAGCTAAATTATACGGACTAATATAACCGTGCTTCGTCACCTTGGGCTTCATAACTGGAGGCAGAAAAACTTTTTCTGGGTGAAGACCAACATCATTTAAGGCTTTCCGAATTTCGGCCTCACAGTCAATAGTGATAAGCTTAGACACGTTATTGATATTCACTTTCTCCGCCGTTTTCCCATAATACTCCAACTTATGCAATTCTTCGTAACGAAATGGGGACTTGGCATTTGGCTCCTCTAAAGGGACATGAATAGCTCCCTCAGATGCTAACCGCATAAAATTGCTTTTTCCAGCCAATTCTAAAATCGCCGGTTCAAGCATAGCACGCGTTACAACAGCCGCAATACAAACATCTTTAAAGTCAGCAGTCGTTGAGCCTGCAGAGTGAATGCCCGAAATGCATTGTTTGTTACCCATCTCAGTTAACAACGGAAGGCCACACATTCCAGGTTTATGTTTTGACCAGAGATAACTCAAACTTTGATCAAGAATCGTATCTGGCCCAAACTTGTTGCCAAGCGCAAAATTCCGAGGTGAGTAGGTCACGCGAACTGCGTCACCTGCAATCATACCTGCACTATGCGTTGGAAACTTTGAGTCATCTGCTACGTGCTTCACAATGTTACTAAATGCAGACGGCAAATTTAACCTCACAAGAACCACATCATCTGAAACATAGACATAATCTCTTTCAGTCAACACCGTGTCATGAGTAATAGAGGGTTTGTCATCCTTAAAACCACCTGTTAAGCACACACCCACACTACTACCAGCAATTGTACCACGGAAAACGTGTTTGTTAATGACGGCCACGTTCCCTTCCAATCCAAGGATATAAGTGCGCATGGGCTTAAAGGGCAAAGTGTGCACCAAACATGCTCGAATGTTTTTGCCAAGCGATTTGTACAAAGAATCGAAACCACCGGTGTGACCCGGAGTTAACACGTGCATAACGTTAGACCATGGCATATCAGTCTTCATCATCACACGCTTGTATGATTTCCCACAATCAAATGAATCCTCAAAAGCATTCAACGTGGAATTCAGCTTTGTATCTACTTTGAAATCCGTCGCTTCAGTCACGATGTGGGGCTTAGGATCCTCTTTCTTAACATAGTTATAGACGATCTTTCCAACAACCAACAGGGCAACAGCACCATTAATCAATTTGGCATTGTTTCTATACCACAATGGGAAAAGTGACGTAACTTCATCTTTAGCTCTGCTGAATCTCAGGCTTAGGCGCATTTGGTAGCCAAGCAACTCGCGATAAAGGTTTTCCTTTAAAGTTTTGAGCGCATCATCAACGACTTCCTTCATATCCTGAGGCAAGTACCAAAGGAGAAGCGCTATGATAAGAACTCCCGACATACTTACGAGGGTCCGATCAAACCATACAAAGATCAACATTTCCACGGCGATCAAAAACCAACGCGTCAACTTAAGAAATCTATTTGCCCTCCTCATCATCTCGGGCAATTGTCGCACCCCACCACGGAGTAGGGCAATCGAAACAATTGACAAGTTTAATAAGAATACATACCAAACTAAACGAACAATAGTAAAATCAGGGAGGTCATCTAGGTCGAAATTAGCCCACCAATTAGAGAAGATTCTCCAACCGTATATCACCTCCAAATCGCTGTCGAACTCATCTTCAACGAGTGATTCAGTTTGCAGAGGGTGTCCTGCATTACCTATCAGCGTTTCAATATCTACATATTCTGACGAACTATAATCAAAGGGAGAATCCTCTTTTGAATCTGATTCGCTAAACAAATCGTCAACTGGTTTCAATCCCGTAATGCCATATAGCCCCTTCTCCAATTCGGGCGTCATTGCCGATACTAAAGCTGCGTACTTCAGTTTAATTTCAGTAGCGGTTAGCCCAACGTTCTCCCTTGTATACATGTAGGAAGGCAGATACGTATCAGGTAACTCTAAAATCCTATTCTGTCTATCAAAGTGCTTCTTTATGAGCTCTCGAAGGAGATCACAAGCCTCATGAGTCGTCATTCCGGGCTTCCCAACTTGACAAGGTAAAGTTTGTCCATTGTCAATAGCATCAAAAGTTGTGATGGATACTTGGTACTTATCCATTAACGGCAAATCCGACGCTAGAGATTTTTCTGGGTCAATCGCATTAGTCCCTGGTTTCGTAAAGGCCGGAGTCGGTTGTATATGAATATCAGCTATGCGCCTCTGCACTGCTGCTGGATTATTGATAGACTCCTCTAAATTCATGTTTTTGTCATTGCAATCCATTCCAACTGCCACGAATAGAGCAAAGTTTTTTCCTTTATCTTTTACATCAGACATGTCCAATGGGAATTGCGCGCAATCTATCATCGCTGTCAACTCACTTACAATTGGATCACCTTGTTTTGAGGCGATGTTTTTGTGTAAAGTTCCGACTTCGTTATACTTAATGAATTTGTGTGATAAAGGAATCACACCGTCGAAATATTGCGAGGAAGGCACTCTCGTGTAAACCATAGCTGGATCATAAGTCCACCCAAAATACTCACAGACTAAGGCGTATACTAGCGGAATCCACATGGACTTCCCCGATCCAGGGTATCCATGCACCCTAAAAGCAAATGGAACAACTCGCCGGGTAGAATGAATAAAATTCAATACACCAATCATCGTTTCTTTCAACTTTGCATTGGCTTCCTTAAGTTTCTTCTTATTCGGTTCGTGTTTTTCCAGTCGCGGGATAAGCAAGTCGGCAAGTCTTATGCATTCGTCTGATTTCTCGGCAAACGCAATGCGGTCCATGCCCACCATAGCTAGTTCTCGAGTTGGCAAACCCGTGAACAAACTATCTTTCCGCGCCAGTAAATCATTAATATCTGAAAGCAACTTGTGCGCAGGATCGTCACAAAATATTGCCTCGCTAAGCGGGACACCACTACGAACCAAGTCACCCGATCTAATGACTGCGAGCATCATCTTCATCATGTCGCCAAAGCCCTCTAAAATCGACACATTTTTCTTGAAGCCAAAGCACTTAAAAACTTTTGACGACATTTGATATGGGAAAACTTTCCAGGATGCTGCAGCTATGAGCATGTTTTTAATAGTCTCGAAAAGCTTACAATCTAATGCTTTATTAATTTTTGCGAACATATCTGCCGCATCTTCATATAATCCCTCTGTCATAAACTCTTTATCCGAGTTATAACTAGGGATATTTAAAACCACATTCTTAAAATCATCAGCGAAACTTTTCCAATAACTAATGGGAATTCCACAATTCTTCATGAAACTAAAGAAAGAGATCATGATATTAGTAACAGTCGTGCTTTGAAACATGCGATACACAAATACTAAGACTTCATATAAAAAACCAATAATTTCATTAGTGTAGGGAACAATATCATGCCAAACATCATAAACGTCCTTTAAATACTCAATGAGTTTATTAAATTCATCCATTACGTCCCCTAGGAATTTCTTCGAGAACAGGTACTTAAAGAACTCACCAATGTTCTCAATAGGCTTAGTATCATCCTCTGGCATCCAGCGGTGATAGTTGCCCAAATATAAATCCTCTGCTACAGTAGCTTCGTGCGAAAAGCATTTCTGGTAGCGGTTATATAAATCAGTGAGCTCCATCAACCGCTCTACATCCTCTTCACGAGGAATTTCACGACGCAATAGGATGTGCGTTAACCATTCAATCTCCGCATATATTCTATCCAAGGCAAGATTGTCAAGCATTTCTTCCTCATTTTCAGTGGCACTACTACTTTCATCAGGATTGATCTCTTCATCCGAATCTGCAGACTTACTCTCGTGAAACATAAAATGTCTCTTTGGCCTCCGAAACTCTCCCTTACGCTCTGAGTGTCGTGCTTTAGAAATATACTCCATTGTCTCAAAAGACCAATCGGGAAACTCATACGGCTCGTTTTTGTGCTTATCACGATGCTTCTCGTTTCTCAATCGATTCTTTTCTTCGCGCGCTTTCTTGCGCTTAGACCAAAGATCAAATTGCTTATTATCCACCTCATTCATTAATTTAGTGCCCAACATGTTACGGATTACATCCATATCGAGCTTGATTAAATTTGTCGAAAAAGCAAGATCTTCTTCTTCCAAAATTCGCCCACGAATGTAAATCTTACGTACATGGGAGAGACTAATTCCACATTCTTCTAGAAGTGTTTTATTTGGAAAAGTCTTAGGGGATTTTGGTAATGCTACACCATTACCATAAGTGCTAACAACAGTCTTGTTAGAGACATCAAAAGGGGTTGGTAAAATAACGCTATTACCGTGGGCGCTGACAACAGTCTTGCCAGAGACTCCCGGACAATCCTTCCGGGTTAGGGGTGTGTATGTTGCTACGTTTTATAACTGATAGTTTTTAATTATCAGACTTCGCTCCTGTAAAGAGCAAAATTTTAAACGGAGGGATTACGTACCCTTCCTGGCCTTCTGGGCCAGGGAGATGAATTGGACGTGAGTCCGAGGTTAATCTCCGCCTTTCGGCGACCTCTAAACTTTACTAAGATCGTCACTGGTAAACCAGCCGCAATAGCATAAGAACATCGACGAGGTGTCGGCCTCAGCTTCAGCTTCAACAGCGAAACATTCTCGTCTTTTATTTTTGAAGGCGCGTTACTTCTTCATTACGCATGATAAATTCTTTCATAAAAAATAATTACCTTAAAAAATCATCAATAAGATGGTGTTGAAAATCGCAGAAAATCAACAAGAAATCCAAGACATTGTGGGACCATGTCACTAATTTTAGTGCCGGTCCTGTCATTATAGGATAACTCTTATGACTTTTGTGATTAGCCTAGTCAAGGCATCAAGAAAACATTAATATAAAATCGGTACTCTCAATCAATTTCTAAATAGAAACGGACGGAGGGCGCCAACATTCTAAAACAAAACAGACATCAAGACTCAAGATGTCATACATAAAGAAACAACTTTATTGTCGCTCGACATACAGCAGTATGAGTCAGAATACATAAATGGGTGGGGTTAATCACTCC